CAAGTCCTTCGCCAGGCCGCTTTCGATTTCATTGAGTGTGGACGGGGAAATGGAGCACGCCAAGGCGAGCGCGTGCTGACTGAGGCTGTGCATTTCGCGCAACCGCACGAGCCGCCGGGGAAACGTGGACTTCAGCACCTGGCTCCCGGCGTGCACTGTTAGGAGTGCCCGGCGAACGCGGATTTTCTCAACCGCCTTCGGCCCAGCGGTCGAACTTGCGCTGCATCAGAGCGAGTTGCGGCGCAGGCGATAGAGCGTCTTGCGCGGCGAAAGATCCCGGCCAGACTGTAGAACATAGGGCCTACGGGTGGGTTGGCCCAATTCTAGCAGAAAGCGGACCAATTACCTGCGAATTGCGGGAATTAGAAACACTTCGCCCGGCGCGCGGTCTCACGCGCGGCTTGAGCGGGGAGACGCGCGGACCAGGCAACTCGCGGGACATTCGGGACGCCCCGCGTTGGCCGCACTGCTCTACGCCGCACCACGCCGCGCGGCGGCGGCCAAGCTCTTAGGCTTCGCGGGCCGTGAGGCCCATGCCGTGCGCTTTGGTGCTCCGGCCGGCCGTGCCGGTCTGCCGCGTGTTTCCAGCAGTCGATTGCGCCTTCCGCGCCTCGCGATAGAGGTCTTCGTTGCCGGTCCAGAAGGTGAGGGCCTGCCCGATAATTCCCGAGGCATTCCGCACTCCTTTGGCGATGCGCGAGCCTACCTGAGTTTCGAGGTATTGCAGTCCAGCCTGGCACTGCGTCAGACGCGCGATGAACTGGGTGTAAGGCAGTGGCTGCGGAATCGTCCTTTTTGCTGTTTTTGCCATTTGAGCAAGAATACACCGGATTTGTTTTTGATACCAGACGTTTTAGGGCAGGAGGAGCCCAAAAATGCCGGAAATCTGCATTTCGCACGATCTGATCGTGAGCAAGCTCGGTCTCATCCGCTGCGCGGCGCGCGCGGTGAAGCGGAAATATCCGAGCGCTCTGGAGCTGGGCGACCTCTGCGGCTGGGGCATCGTTGCCGCATATATGGCCGTCGAGAGCTACGGGCCGGAGCTTTCCGACGCCCTCCTCGCGGGCTGCGTCCGCAACGCAATGTTGAGCACGCTGCGCAAGGAATGGCCGGAGGAGCACGCGGAACTGACGGCCGAGCCAACGGCGGCGCCGCATTCAAACACGGGCGAACTGCTGGAGGGCTTGAGCGAGCGAGACAAGCGCATCTTGCAGGATTGGTCGGAAGGCGCGACCGAGGCGGAGATCGCTTCCGGTCTGGGCATCAGTCAGCAGGCGGTATCGCGGCGGAAGCGGAAAGCGATTGCGCGGCTGCGGAACGGCAGGAAGGCGCTGGCGGCATGAGTTACATGCAATTTCAGCAGACGTGCAAAGACTGCGGCGCGACGTGGAACGCCGCGTTTGGAATTGTCGGGACAACCCAGATAGCGGCCCCGCCAATGCGATGCCCCCGGTGCGGATCTGCGAGCATTTTGAAGTGCGCCGATGGATGGGCGGACGCGCCAAATCAGACTTCCTGCGCCTCAACGGGCACGCAGGTAGAGGAGGACGACGAACAGCGGATCGCGCGCATCGAAGGGCATAGGATTTTTATCGGCGACATTGAGTGGCTCGTCTTCCAACTGCGGAGCGCACGCGAGGACTCGGCGCGTTTAGATTGGCTGGAGAGACGACGGCTTTCGCTCAATGCTCATTACGGCACGAAGTACGGGTGGAAATTTACCGCGTCGCACAACGTCAACCGGCTGTTCGTGGCCGATGTCAACACCATCGACTTGAACGATGCGGAAGCAAACGGTCCAGATATACGCGAAGCCATTGATTCCCGCCGTCAGGCGAAAGGGTCTTGATTCCAATAACTTGCCCGTCAGTTCTGCAAAAACATCTGATCATATCAGAACTCCATTGCAGGCACGGGCTAGGGCCGGAAGGAGTGCCGACTCCCAAAATAATTCGCTCCCCCGGTTGTAAAAGCATCCCCCTGCCGCGTTAAACGGGGCGTGAAGGACATTCCACGCCCCGAAGACATCGACGAACTGGCCGAACTGCTGTACTGGCGCGCGGCGATGAAGGCCAAAACCTCCCGCCTCGAAGCGCTCCAGAAACAGATCCGCGCCTGCTACGCGGATGCGGACCCCGACAAGACTTACTGCGCCCAAGGCGTCGCCAGCAATATCTTCGTCGGACCGCGCGAGAATCAGCGCTCCGTCAATGTTTTGAAGGCTCTGAAATTGTGGACGGTGAAGCGGCTCCGCCCTCTGCTCACCCTCACCATTGCGGCGCTGGAGGGAGAAGTCGGCAAGCAGGAAGCCGCTAAAGCGATTACATCGGCGCGCACCGGATCGCGTGAGCTAATCGCGGTTCCGCGGGAAGCCGAAGAGAAGCAGGCGGCGTGAGGGCGATATCGCTGCTCGTGAGCACCGTCCGAATCATTTTCGGCATTGTCATTATGAGCGAGGCAATCGCCTCCTGGGTCGGCTGCCGTCCTTCTTTCAATAGCGGCATGTCTCTGATATGCGGCTGGGCCGCCGTCGAATTGGGGATTTGCAGACTTCTAGAGAAGTGGGACAAGGCGGCCTGAAAGGTGACCGATGCCGAGCGCGACGCCCTGTTTACCGAAGCCTTCGCCGAATACGCGCGCTACATGTACGCCCTGGCGTATCGTCTCGTGCCACCACAGCTTTCCCAGGATTTAGTGCAGGACACGCTTCTCGACTTGTGGCGCGGCCGTGCGGCTTACCGCGGCGAGTGCTCGATCAAATGGTGGATCGGCCTGATGCTCAGGCGCAAAGCGGCGCTCTACCGGCGAACTTACCGGCCGCCCGAAAGCCTAGACGCGGTAGAGCACACAGCCGATCATGGCCCGAATCCCGAAGAGGCGCTCTTGAGCGCCGAACGGCGCAACATACTTCAGCGGGAAATCGCGACCCTCAGCCCGCAGCGGCGCAAGGCCATCGAGGAGTTCTATTCCGCCGATTCTCCCGATAGCGAGAAAAGGCCGAACTGGGCGGTGAAAGCCAAATGGCGCGCGATGAACGCGCTGGCTAAGAAGCGTGAGATTCAGGCGCTAAGGAAGCGGAGGCCAGCGGCTTGAAGTCCTATTATTCACGCGCTGGAATCACGATCTATCACGGCGATTGCCGGGAAGTGCTGCCGAGCTTGCCGAAGTCGCCGCGCGTTGTTATCGCCGATCCACCGTATGCGATACGGAACTCTTTTGGCTCACAAATGCGCCTGGACGGATCGCGGCGGCTGGAGTTTTCGTGGGATGGACCACTGGCCAGGGATGTCGCAATTCATGGAATTGTGGCGGCCTGCGAAAACGCGCGTAGCTTTTTTACATTCTGCGGAGCGTCCCAAGTGTCGTTCATCGAACTGGCGCTAGAAGGATCTTTTACGGTCAAGCCAGCCGTCTGGATTAAAGCGTGTCCGCCTCCGGCGATGCGGGGTAATTGGTGGCCGAGTGGATTCGAGTATGCGCTTTACGGATATACTCCGGGCGCGTGGTTTCGCGACGAAAACACATCGCGCCGGAATGTTTTTTATTCCGACACGTACCGCCATGGAATCAGGGCGCATGAAAAGGTAGATCACCCGACACAGAAGTGGTTGCCCTTAATACTCCAAATTGTCGGGGCGATGGTGCCTCCCGAGGGCGAATGTCTCGATCCATTCATGGGCAGTGGCACGACACTGGTGGCCGCTAAGAACCTTGGCCGTCGCGCTATTGGCATCGAAATCGAGGAGCGCTATTGTGAGATCGCCGCAAAGCGCCTCAGCCAAGCCGCGACAGCCGCGCGGCCACGGAAAGCGAAGGCGGCATGAGCGCGCGGATTGTGTGCGGAGACGTTCGCAAAGTGGCCGCCAAGCTGGAAGCGGAATCCTTCGATGCGGTACTGTGCGATCCGCCGTATGGCCTGAAGTTCATGGGCAAGACCTGGGATCATGGCGTCCCATCGGCGGACACGTGGCGCGATGTTTTCCGTGTGCTGAAGCCCGGCGCGATGCTGCTGGCTTTCGGCGGAACGCGGACGCATCACCGGCTCATGTGCGCGATTGAAGACGCGGGGTTTGAGATCAGGGATTGCTTGATGTTCTTACATGGGCAGGGCTTCCCGAAAAGTTTGGATATCGGAAAAGCGCTGGACCGGCAGGCAGGGGTGAAGCGAGAGCCTGTAGGACGCAAGCCAGGCGAGAGATATAAATACGAATTCAAATCGGACTTTAATCCAGAACAACTTCACAGCAGGTTAGGGAGCGGCGATGCAGGCGCATTAACCGCCCCCGTCACCGATGCCGCGCGCACCTGGGACGGCTATGGCACGGCTCTAAAGCCCGCCTGGGAGCCAGTCATTCTCGCGATGAAGCCGCTGGACGGAACCTACGCAGGCAACGCGCTGAAGCATGGCGTGGCTGGGTTGAACATCGCGGCGGGGCGGATTGGAACGGATCATCGCATGAACCCACCCGGCGAAGGAGGCAAGGCGAATACATACGGACGCATGGATCGTATTCCAGGACGATTCACGAAAGCCCTGGGCCGCTGGCCCGCGAATCTTCTGCTCAGCGAGGAAGCGGCGCGGTTACTCGATGAGCAGACCGGAGACTTGAAGGGGCCTGGAAATAAAAATCCGACGGCGTGCGGGAACGGGAAAAACGTTGTTTACAACAAAGGTGGAATGACGATGCCCGCATCGTGTTTCAATTTTGGAGATTCCGGCGGCGCATCCCGCTTCTTCTACTGCGCCAAAGCCTCGCGGAAAGAGCGCGGCGCAGGCAATCACCACCCCACAGTAAAGCCGCTCAAGCTCACCGAGTATCTGGCGAAGCTGATTCTGCCGCCTCTGCGCGACACCCCGCGCCGTCTCCTCGTTCCCTTCTGTGGCAGCGGCAGCGAAATGATCGGCGCGATAAACGCCGGCTGGGATGAAGTGACCGGCATCGAACTAAACCCGGAATACGTGAAGCTGGCCCGCGCCCGGCTGCGTCCCGCGCGGCAGAAAGCGAAGGCGGCGTGAGCGCGAGACTTTTCATCGAACGCCGCGCGAAGCCCCGGCTTCTCCTCGCGGCCATGATTGCGCTGGCTGGCTCCTTTGTCGCCGCCTTCCTGGTCATGACCGCCTTTCGGATCGCTCGACCCGAAGCGTGCGACTGCGGAACGATCTGCGCGCCCTCCAACTCGACAAAGTGCCTGATGGACCACTGCCAGATGCGGGATTCACATGTCAGACCTTGAAGCACTGGAGGCCCCGGCTTATATGCGGGCCATGCTGATCCAGGATGTGTGCTCAGCCGAACGCTGGATGAGAGAGCAGCTCCCCAACGCCTCGCTGCTCGATCGCGCCGTGATCGAAGCGGAACTGGCGGAATTAGAAGCCACGTTGAAACGCCTCGATGAGCTATACGATTGCGCGGTCCTCAGGCGCTGGCGGGCCGGGGGAAGGCGTTGAAGTTTTGGCTGTATTACGCCGTGGCCCTGGCCGCCGTGCTCTGGGCTTTGCTCTATACCCTGACGCTGGATGTGTACTCCTGATGCTTCTTGAAATCGGGAAAAGGTAACGTGTGGCTCTATATTCCATCGTCTCCCTATGCGCCGGAATCGGCGGGATCGATCTCGGATTGCGGCTCGCAATCCCGGAAGCTCGCACGATCCTGTACGTGGAAAGGGAAATCACTTCTGCCGAAAAGCTGGTTGCGCGTTTTGAAGACGGAACGCTCGACGCTGCGCCGGTTTGGAGCGATCTTCGCAGCTTCAGCGGCAAACCGTGGCGCGGCCGGGTGGATATCCTCACTGCCGGTTATCCCTGCCAGCCGTTCTCGTGCGCCGGTAAGCGGCTCGCCGAAAAAGATCCGCGGCATCTCTGGCCCGAAGTCGCGCGCATCGTCCGCGAAATGCAACCCGGGCAGGTCTTCCTTGAAAACGTCGCCGGCCATCTTAGACTCGGATTCCTTGAAGTCGCGCAAGAGCTTCGACGCATGGGTTACCGCTGCGCGGCGGGACTCTTTACAGCGTCAGAAGTCGGGGCCCCGCACAAACGGCAGCGGCTGTTCTGCCTGGCCGAGCGCGCGGACCGAAGACGCGGAGAGTTGCGGCAATCATCCGGGGGCGACGGATTCGCTGACGGGAGCGGCGCGGAACCGGAAAACACCGCACGGTTTTCAGAACACCGACAAGCGCGGCAAGACGGCGGGCGGCGGCGGGGAGTTTGCCAAGCAGGTCATGAGTTGGCAGACGCCGGCTTCGGACTCCTTCCGGTCCCGCGGCGGGGAACGCAAGGACGAACCGGGACTCGATCGGCAGGCGCGGTTCTGGCCTACGCCCAAAGTTCCAACAGGCGGCCTGGAAGCGAGAGCGAGCCGGAAGAACCGCGGATCGGGCGGCGAAGACTTAGCGGCAACGGCGCGGGAATGGCCAGCCTGCCAATCTTTCCCCCCGGCCCCGGCGATCTCGACGCCTGGCGCGAACTTCTCGGACGGGACGCCTCGCTTGAACCCGCGCTTCGTGGAACTTCTCATGGGGCTTCCTCTCGGGTGGACAGACTCCGAGCCCTTGGAAACGGCGTCATTCCAATCGTGGCGGCGCTTGCATACCGAAGCCTTAGCGCGGCTCTTGCAGGACAACCTTTGAACGAAAGGATGGCGGCCTAAAACCTTCCGGCGCATTTATTTTTACTTAGCCCGTTTATTTTTTGCCGCTTGCTTGTACTTATAGGGTGTACACCTGCGTGCGCGTGCCCGCATAAGTGCCCGGATAAGTGGCAGCCGGAAGCGGAATTCCCTACTTCTTGTGCGTGAGCCTTGCCCGAACGGCCCCGAAAACCCCTGGAAACCGCTTCCCCGCCCCGATCCGTGGAACGTGCTGCGCGTCCATTGCGGCCGTGAAATCTGGATCGCGGGCTATCTCGCACAGCGCGGCATCGAAAACTACCTGCCGGTCTACCGGCGGAAACGCCAGCTTTCGCATCGCGCGCCCGAGTCCGTCGAATCGCCTTTGTTTCCCGGTTACCTTCTCGTCCGCCATGGTCTGTCCCTCCTTCACGCGCCCGGCATCTACGACGTCCTCCGTTGTGCCGGGCGTCCTTCCCTGCTTTCCCACGCGGAAGTGCAACAGATCCGGGAGCTATCGCGGATGACCAACGCCTCACCGTGCCGGTCGTTTGAACCCGGCGCGAAAGTCGAGATCAAATGCGGCCCCCTGCGCGGCGTGTCCGGCGTGTTTATACGGGAAAAAGAGGGCGGCAAGGGCAAGCTCATCGTGCTCGTCGAAATGTTCAAGCAAGCGATTTCCGTCGAGTGCACTGTTGCCGATCTGGTCTGATGCTCGCCCCGCTGTGACTTCCGTGATTGCTGTGAAACCTCTTCCGCTGAAACTCACATGTGGGAAACCGAATGGGCCTGGCTGTTCGAGGCGGACGACGACGTCCGTGAAGCCGCTTTGAATTATCACTCGCCACATGGATTCACACACGCTCGCTCTCATCGCCGTTTCCCTCGTCTCCTGCGCGGGAACGGCGGTCAATTTGTGGATCAAGCTCACGCTGCGCGCGGAATTGCTGAGCCTCACCGCTAAGCTGCTCGACAAGATCGACGCCACCTACGTCCGCGACGACGTGTACCAGGAACACAATAAGGCCCTCGACGAACGGATCGCGAGCCTCCGTATCGTCCGCATCCCCTAAAGAGCGCTTTTGATTGAGCTGCGCCGCACTAGCACGCCCCTGGAACGACCCTGTGGAGGATACGGAGCCCGTGAAGTTCCGTGTTCGCATCGAACCGCCGAGGCGCGATCCCTCCAAATGGTCGCGCCAGTTCACCTGTTTACTCGCGGCGGACCGCTGCCAGCGCTGCTACGGGACCGGACAATCGCATGTTTACCGCGAGGGGTATCCCTGCGGTTGCGTCACGCGGCGCATTTTCGTCCGCTTGCTGTCGCGCTATCACGAGATTCAAGCGGGGCCGTTTCTCAGCGCCTCGCGCAACGCGCTGCGCACCGGACATCCTGGGATCTGGTCGCGGAAAGACATCGAGTTCTGCGCGGACTTCGTGTTGCTCGCAAGACGGATTCTGACGGCGGCTCAGCTTCGCATTTTCGAGCATTACTTTCTCTCGGGTCAGGATTTCCATCAGTGCATCCCGCGTCTTCCGGGCGGCTATGTGCGCGGAACGTTTTTCCACGAGGTCTACCGGGTCGAGCAGCGGGTCGGACATGCCGCGCGGACATTGAAACCCTACGCGCTCTATCCGGCGGAAGAGTATTTTCGCGGGCCGGTGCAACGTCTGGCGAAAACCACTCCGGTGAGACGGACTTTTTGATCCGTGCGTAATTCCCTGCTGGTGCTCCGCCACGTTCTGAAGTGTCTGCTGAAGGATCTGTTTGCCCGCCCGAAAAAACAAGGCCGCTAAATCGTCCCCGATCCTACGCCACGAGTGCCGGCTGGTCCCGATTGACGATCTGAAGCCGCATCCGCGGAACGCAAGGAAGCACGCGGACGAAGCTATCGACAAATCCATCGCGGCCAATGGCTTTTACAAGCCCGTAGTCGCCTCTTCCCGTTCCGGCTACATCCTGGCCGGGCACGGCTCCTGGGAGCGCGCCAAAGCCGCCGGCTTCACGGAAATCCCGGTGTATTTCATCGAGGCGCAGGACGAAGCCGCCGAACTGCGAATTATGGCGGCCGACAACCGGACGAACGATTTATCACCCGGCTATGACGATCAGATGCTCGCGGAGATGCTGCAATCGGTCCAGTCGGAAGCGGGCGGGTTGGAAGGCGCCGGGTATGACCAGGAAGCGTTCGATGAAGTTCTGAAGCGGGCCGGGGATGCGCTGCTTACGCCCGAGGGGTCAGTGGCGGAAGACGAGCCGCCGCCGATTGACCGTGCCGAAGAGTTGCGCGAGAAGTGGCATACCGAACGCGGGCAGATCTGGCAGATCGGCAAGCACCGGCTGATGTGCGGCGATTCGACGAACGAGGCGGATGTCCAAGCGCTGATGCAAGGCGAGCGCGCCGGGCTAATGAACACCGATCCGCCATATGGCGTGGATTATGACAATTCTGAAAGACCGAATCCGGGTGTCGCCAAGCCGCGTGTCGCCAAGCCGCGTGTCGCCAATGACGGATTTAAAGATGAAGCGTTACAGCAGTTTTTAGAGTCCGTTTTCCGTATTTCCGTTTCGCACGCTCTTTCTAAAAATGCGGCATGGTATCTCTGGCACGCCCATCTCACTCAAGGATTCTTCGCCGCCGCCGCCGCCGCCGCCGCCGCGCAAGTTATCCTCCATCGTCAAATCATTTGGGTTAAGCCGGTTCTTCTGCTCGGGCGCGGCCAGTATCACTGGAAGCATGAGCCGTGTTTCATGGGCTGGGTCAAGGGTTCTCAGCCACCGGATTATGGGCACGGTGACGGAGAGCGGAATCAAACGACCGTCTGGGAATTGAAGTCCGTATCGCAGGCAGACCGGCGTGAATTTAATCACTCGACTCCTAAGCCGGTCGAGTTGTTTACAGTTCCTATTCGTAAACACCTGAAGCGCGGTGAGACGTGTTACGAGCCGTTCGCCGGTTCCGGGCCGCAATTTGTCGCCGCCGAACAAACCGGCGTGCGTTGCTATGGCCTGGAGATTGAGCCCAAATATTGCGCCGTCATCCTGGAGCGCATGTCCAAGCTCGGCATCGAACCCAAGCTCGCCAACCCCGAGGCCGCCAAGGTGCCCCGCGCCAAAGCAACGCCCGCCAAAGCAACTAACGCCCCGCGCAAGCAGCACAAGCGGACCCGCTAAAAAAAACAACCGTGTGGCACTCTTCGACCGCGATCCCGCAGAATCGAAACCGGCCTATCACGCCTTCCGCGCCTACCGCGACTACGGGCCGGGAAGATCGATCGATAAGGTCTGGCGGCAGCGCGCCGGAATCACGGACGATGCCCAACGCGCCCCGCGCTACTGGTGGCAATGGTCGAGCGATCACGCCTGGGTACGGAGAGCCGAAGCCTACGATCAGCACTGCGAACAGGTAGAGCAGGCCAAGTTTGAAGCGGAGCTGAAACGGCTCGCGAAAAGACGCGCGAAGTTCCAACTCGAATTTCAGGACGTGGTGGAAGAGCGGTTTCGCGAAATGCGGACGCAACTGAAACAGGCGAGCGCAGCTCCCGCCGTTACGATGCGGCGCGAAGAAACCATCGAAGCCGTGCGGGATGAGAAGGGTAGAATTACGGCGCCGGCCAAAGTGGTTGTGACCGACGTCAAAGGGATCAATCTGGCCGGGGAAGCCCGGCTCAACGCGGAGCTCCGCGAAACCGGCATACAGGCCGCAACCGGACCGTTCGCGAATCAAGCGGAAAAATCCTCCGCCGAAATACCGCCCTTCATCGTGCAGCTTGCAACCGACGATCAGCCTGACGCCTCCACAGACGCAAATCTTCCAAGACAATAGGCGCTTTCGCGTGGTAGTGGCCGGGAGACGCTTTGGAAAAACGTTTCTCGCCGTCCCCGAACTATTGAGGATGGCCTGGGGACCGGACCGGGAAGCCTGGTATGTGGCCCCGACTTACCGGCAGGCGAAACAGATCGTCTGGCGCAAGCTGAAGCGCCTGGCGGCTCCCTGGACGGCGGGCAAGCCGAACGAATCGGACTTGTCCATCGATTTGCGCTGGGGATCGCGCATCGCATTACGCGGCGCCGATAATTACGATTCGCTCCGCGGCGTGGGCCTCAACGGTCTGGTGCTCGACGAATACGCGGATATCGCGGAGGAAGCCTGGACCGAAGCCCTCCGGCCAATGCTCTCCGATAGGCTCGGAAGCGCCTTATTCATCGGGACTCCGAAGGGCCGGAATCATTTCTTCCGGCTATATCAAAAAGCGCGGGCTGCCGAAGATTGGGGCGCCTATCAGTTCACGACGCTCGACGGCGGAAACGTTCTTCCGTCGGAAATCGAAGCGGCGCGGGAAGATCTCGACGAACGAACCTTCCGGCAGGAATACGAAGCCTCATTTGAAAACCTGTTCGCCGGCGTCGCCTATTACTGCTTTGCGCCAGGGATTCACGCGGCAAAGAAGATCGAATACGATCCGCACTTCCCGCTGTGCTGGTCGCTCGATTTCAATATCGATCCAGCCTGCTCGGTGATCGGCCAAGTCATCGACACCACGACACGCGACCAGGCGATGCTGGGGCGGCAGACTTCGGAGATCCGCATTCTCGATGAATTGGTTCTGCCGGATACGCGGACGATTGAAGCCTGCGATGCCTTTCTGAAGCGCATCACGGAACGCGGCTGGCTGAAGGAAGGCCGGACGCTGACGGTTTATGTTTTCGGCGACGCGACCGGCGCGAGCGGGCATTCGTCCTCTCTCAAAACCGACTGGCAGACGGTCCGCGAATTTCTGCAGCACGTTCCCGAGATCAAAGCGGCGTTTTACGTTCCGCAGGCTAACCCTCCCGTGCGGGATCGCATCACCGCAGTGAATTCGACGCTGCGCAGCCAATCCGGGGAAGCGCGGATGAAGATCGATCCGCGCTGTAGAGAGCTGCAAAAGGATTTTGAAGCCGTCTGCTGGAAACGCGATGCCGCGGGAAACGCGCTGAACGATATCGCGAAAAACGATCCCAAGCGGACGCATATTTCGGACGCTCTAGGATATCTGGTCTGGCACTACCGGCCGCTCAGAGAATGGGGCGGCCCCCGATCCACCGTGATTGTCTAACGCGGCGCTTCACCAAAATTTCGCGGCCAACCGCCGCACCAAGGAAAAACAAACTCATGAAGAAACTAACTCTGTCACTTGCTTTCATGCTGGCGATCGCGCCGGCTTTCGCCGCGACGGTCTATCCGATCGAATCGAACCGCGCGCACGCGGCTACCGGCGCATTCGGCTGCAGCGTCTCCGGCGCTTCCGTGGCGACGCCTTCCGTCATCACCTGCTCGGCCGCCCACAATCTGCAAGATGGCGATGCCATCCAGATTACCGGCGTCGGCGGGACCACGACCGACAACACGGTCGGCTATGCCAAGGTAACCAGCTATAGCACAACCACCTTCGGCTTTTATTCCGACGCGAATCTGACAACCGGCATCACCGGCACCGGCGCTTATACCTCCGGCGGCGTCGTGACGATGGCCTATGATATTTCCGGCATCAGCGGCGATTTCACGATCAAGGCTTCCATCGACTCCATGACGGCCAGCAAAAAAGCGCTGGTCTCGATTCAGGAATCGGCGGACGGTTTTGTATCGGATATCCGCACGCTGGAAGTCTTCCATATCTCCGGCACGGTTCCACACACCGGAATCTCCAAGACCTGGAGAAGCTACAACGTGCCCGATAACCGCTTCGGCGTAACCAGCGCCCGTCTGCGGTTGTATGTGCAGGCGCTCGATAGCGCGGGTACCGCGAACATAAGCCTTTGGCTTGAGTACTAATCCTTAATGGCCCGTAACTTAACAAGAAGCTATTTGTTAAGTTATGCGCCTTTCCCGGAAGGCGTCGCGGCGCGGCGGTCCTCCGCGCCAGAACGGGAAAACGGGCCGCCTCCTCATGGCACGTTTTCTGACGTTCTGACGCCTTCCGTTTTTTCGCATTACGGGAAAACTCCGAATCAATCATGCCCGGCTCACTATCCGTATCCGCTCTCGATCAGAAACATCCCGAGTGGATTGAATTTCATCAGTTCTGGGAACAGATCGACCTTCTCTACGAGGGCGGCTGGGCCATTAAACAGCGGGCCTCTAATTTTCTGTGGAGCCGTCCCGCGGAGCCGGGCCAGGTCTATTCCGCGCGTCTGAGTCAGTTCATTTACCAGAACATCCTGGGCGGCGCGATCGGCTGGTACACCTCGAAGCTCGCCGAACAGCCGCTCAGCATCCATCTGACGACAGCGGGCGGCGAGGAAATCGCAGACAATCCGCTCGCTCCATTTCTCGCGAATTGCGATCGCGCCGGCACAACGCTGATACAAATGCCGAAGCAGTGGTTTGAGGCGGCTGTGCTTTACGGCGTCTCTTACTGTCTGCTCGATTTGCCGGCGGCGGAGCGCAATCTCAATCTGAGGCAGCAGAGACTCAGCGGCGCGCTCGATCCGTATCTCATCAATTTCACGCCGCAGCAGGTAATCAACTGGGGCGACGACCGCTACGGGAATCTCGCCTGGATCGTAATTCGGACGGAAGAGCGGCAGCAGGAATTGGGCGGAACCCCCGCCATCACCGACCGCTGGTATTACTTCGACACCGATCGGTTCCGGGTCTACGAAAGCGTCCGGGCGGATGGGCAAAGCCTGGGGACGGCGGACGAGCGCATGGCGCAGCTCGTCGCCGAAGGTCCACACGCCTTAGCGGGGACGGGACGGGTTCCGGTGCGCCGCATTTCCCTGCCGCATGGTCTACGCCTGGGATACCGGGTCTTCCCGCAAGTCTTGGCACATCTGAATCAGGATAATGCCTATCAATGGGCGCTGATGATGGGCTGCCTTCCGGTGGCTGTCATCACCGGAGATTATCTGGAGCCGCCGAAAATCTCCGAAACGGCTTACATCAAACTATCGACCGGAGACACCTTCAGCTACACGGAGCCGGCCGGCAGATCCTACAAAGTGGCGGCGGATCGCATCGCCTCGCTGAGAGAAGAAATCTACCGGCAGATGTATCTGCAGGCGCAGGGCAGATCCTCGTCGGCTTCGGCTTCCGCATCTTCCGGCTACTCGAAGGAACTGGATATGGCGCCGTCTTCCGACGTGCTGAACGAATTCGGCGCGATCCTGCGCGAGGCAACGCGGCAGACCATCGAAGACGCCGCCTACGCCTCGGCCATGCCGCCGGATCTGGCCATCGAAATCCAGGGCTTCGCTTTCGAGGATCGCGACGAGCTGGGAGAAATTGTATCGGTGCAGGCCGCCCTCGATCTCAATATCCCTTCGGACACGTTTGAAAAATTCGCTCTGAAACGCGCCGCGCTGCACTTCATGGAAGACGCTTCCAGTTCTCAATTGCGCGATAAGGTAGCGCAGGAAATCGAAACCGCTCCCACCAAATCCGAGCGCGCGCAGATGCAGCAACAGGCGCAGGCCGGAACGTTCGGGCACTCGCTTGAAACTTCGCTCGCCAAAATAGCGGCGCGCGAAGCCGCATAGGTAGTCACCCCAATCTTTTATGCACAAATTTCTCACGGGTCCTCTCATGGACCCCGACCCAGCTCCCGCCGGCGGAGGAACTCCCCCGGCCGCGCCTCCATTCGATGTCAACGCCTTCATGACGCAATTCCTCGGCAAAGTCGAGCAAGTCATCGATACCAAGCTCGCCGCATTGAAGCCTGCGCCTCCGCCCGATCCGCCCGAGCCTCCTCCTCCCGCGCCAGAGCCCCCGAAAGATGCGCCCGCGACCGTTGACCGTTCCGTCGTGACCGTTTTGCAGCGCCAGCTTTCCGACGTCCACAAGCAGCTCAAGGACGAAGTGAAGGAACGCGAGCAGATCGCCAAGCGCTCGGAGGAAAAGGACCGCATCAGCACGATCCGCAGCATGACCTCGAATTACGTCTACGCGGACGACAACGCGAAGGAAAACTTTCTCACCATCATGAGCCTGCAAATCAAGCGGGCGCAGGACGGTGAAACTCTGGTCGGCCCCGATGGGGTAACCCCGGCCAAGGAATACATCGACGCGCAATTGGCTCTGAATAATTACTATCTCGCGGGCGTCGAACGCTCCGGGTCGGGCGCCCACAATCAGGGCGGCAGAAAACAAGACGTCCCGGACATGAACGAAATCAGGACCGGCGCCAAGCCGGAAGAGATCCAGCGCGTGCGGGAGCACATCGCCCGCGTCGCCAAGCAAGCGCTACTCGGCCAGTAGAGATCGATCCAGCATCGGCCAGAAAAAATCAAGCTCTTAGGAGAAACAAATGCCTGCAATTACATCAGCGAACGTCGCGAACGCGATCGTTAAGCTCGTGGCCGTGGACGCGCTCCCGGCCCTTATGTCGAATCTTGTAATGGGAAACCTCGTCAACCGCGATTACGAGCCCACCCTCGCCCAGTCGGGCGATACGGTCAATGTGCCGATTCCCGCGCAGTTGACCGCCAACAACATCGCGGAAGGCGGCAGCGTCACAACCCAGAATCCGAATCTCGGAAACGCGCAGATCGTGCTCAACACGCACGCCGAGGCGACCTTCCAGATTCCCGATATCACGAAGGTTCTGGCCGTCCCGGATCTATTGAAGATCTACATGCAGCCGGCGGTCATTGCGATCGCGGAAAAGATCGAGTCCGACCTGCTCTCGCTCTACCCGGAATTCACGTTCAACACGGCCGTCGGAACCGCCGCGACCACCATCACCGAAGCGGTGCTCGATTCCGCCGAAAAAGCATTGTTCGATGCCAAGGTGCCAGCCACGCTCCAGAAATATCTGGTGGTGGATTCCGGTACCTACGGAGCGTTGCGCCAGATTCCGCGCTTCAGCGAATTGCAGACGATCGCCGCGGGGTTGCAGGGCAACATCAACGTCATCGAATCCGGCACCGTCGGCAGGCTGAAGGACTTTTTCATTTTCCGGTCGCAGCTCGTGCAGAAAACCGGCGTGTCCCCGACGATTGCGACGCATAATCTCGCGTTTGCCAGAGACGCAATGGGCCTGGTCATCCGGCGGCTGCCGCAACCCCTTCCGGGGACCGGCGCGATCGCCGAGTACGCCGAACTGGGCAACTTCGGCTTGCGTGTGATCATGAGCTACCAGCCGAACACATTAGCGCAGCAATTCACGGTTGACGTGCTCTATGGCGTCGGCAAGCTCCGCAACGAATTCGCCGTTCAGGTCACCACCTAAGCCGGCTTTCATGGCCCTTTGAAGAGCCGGCGGCTTTATCCCGCCGGCCTTTTTTCCCGAAGAGAGAGAGTTTATGGATCAGAGAAAATTCTGGCAGAAGGTTCAGCGGCAGCGCGAATCGCTCACCGCCGACGACTATTACGTGATGTCGCTCGACGATGAGGAGAACAGCAACAACCGGGGCGGATCGGTTACGCAGGTCAATCGCGAAGTCGCGGCGCGCTGCATTGCGCGGGCGACCCATCGGCTGGCCACGCCCGAGGAGATCGAGCGGCACATCGCCGCCGATCGGCGCAATGCCGCCGAAAACGCCAAAAAAGAATTGGACCGGAAACAGCCCATCAATATCACGCTCGCCCCCGGCGTGATCGTCAGCCGCGTCGAAGATCAACCGGAGCACGACGGAAGCGCGGACGCCAAAGCGAAGCTCAAGAAATAACGTGGCCCTCTATACCGATTCGGACGTCATCACGCCGGAGCTGCTGACAAATCTCGATTCCGAGATTACTTCCGTTGCGTCCGTGCAAAGCATCGACGTTTCCGGGATCTGTCATCAAGCCTGGGACGAGTGCGCGGACGCTCTCTTCGAGCGCATGGACTCGTTCGGCGGGTACGTCAATCTGCTCGCCGGCGCCGGAATTCAGATGGCGACGCTGCTCACCAACTATGGAATGGGCGTGAGCCGCTCCCGCTTTTTCCTGGGTCAGGTGATCGTGACGGACCCATCTGCGAACCGGCTGCCGCCGCTCGCGCGCTGGATGGTCTATCGCGCGCTGGTTCTGTTCTACCGGGACGCGAGCGCGCGTCTCGGGAAAGATCGCTACGAATCCAAATTGCAGCGCTTTCAAGCGGACGAACGCTGCCATGCGGCGAGCCTCTGGCGCAAAGGACTGCCGATTGTATTGCAGCCGCTTCCCTGCCCCGGAGCGCTTCACGAATTTAATGCGGGAACCTGGGACGCCTCGAATCTGAGCGCGGTATCCGGCGGATCGTCGCCGCAAGCGCTTTACGACATCGCGATCACCTGGGTCGATCAGACGCGCTACGTTTCGCCGGTCAGCAAACAGAATTGCGAAAGCGGGCCTTCGGCGGTGCTGACCTTCACGCTGCCGCTCAATGAATTGATCGAAGTGAGTATCGCGTCGTTGAATCCGCCGAATGGAAAGCCATACGGCAGTTCCACATTTGCGGACGGCGTGCTTTCGCCTTTGATCGCTTCCGGCTGGAACGTGTACGCGGCTCCCACGGGCGGAACGCCGATGCTTCAAAACGCGACGCCGGTTCCGATTGCGACGCCCACGTTTACGTTTTTCCCGGCACCCGGCGCGGCGCTCGATCCCGGACAACTACCGGACGCAAATTACGCATTTGAGAATGTGCTGCAAAGGGCCTGAAGGAAAAGGAAAAAGATCACATGGCAATTTTCGGACTCGACAACCCCACCGCGACCACGGGAGGCGTGACGCTCGACACCGTCCTCGTCTCGACGGGGAATGTCAATAAACTGCTGGTCCAGGCGGACCAGGCGAATTCCGCCAGCGAGTACATCCTGCTCTATGCCACCGACCCGGTGAGCGTGAAGCTCATGGCGAAATTGTCGCCTGGCGGAACGTTCATCGTAGGAGACGAATACGATTCCGACGTGATCGATCCCTCGAAGATCACGGTGAAATCGACCAGCGGCGCCGGAAAATATACCGGCTTCGGGTACCAGCGCTAAATGGCGGACCTTTCGGACGTCAACAGACGGCACGGGCGGTATCTCGATTCCATGCTCGATGCGTTCGAGACGCACCTGCGGATGATTACGATCCGCGCGCAGGCGTCCTTGACCGGCTATCTCCAGAGACAGCTTTCGATCACCGATGGAACCGTGGATCGCACGCCGGGAAATCTGCGGATTATCCGCAGTCTCGACGACCGCTTCATGGAATATCTCGACGATGCGGGCTATAACACACTGCTGAATTCCTTCACCAATGAATTCACGGGCCAGACGGTTTTTCTGCAGGACATCCTGCAATATCTGGGTATCGGGCATCCGGTCGGGTTCACGGCCTCGGATTTGAATCTGTTTACGGCGTTGAAGCTGAACGCCATCACGTCGCTCGAAATGGTCGCGGAAACCGCCGCGCGCAACACCATGCAGCGCGCCATGTTCAGCATCGCGGGTCTGAAGTTTTCGGACCTGGTCGAGATGTTGGCGACGCGCCTTGAAACCTCCGTCGGAAAAGCCAAAACCATCGCGGACACGGCGCAGATCTCGTTCTACCGGACGATGACCGACGCGACATTTCGCAGGATCGAAGCCGATCTGCCGGAGGAAGAATTGGAGTATGTATACTCCGGGCCGGACGATTCGATTACGCGGCCCTTCTGCGAGCATTTGTTGAAAGCCGCCAAGAGCTACACGCGGGCAAAGATCGATCAGATGAGCAACGGACAAATTCCGAATGTCATGATCTCCGGCGGCGGGTTTAACTGCCGCCATACCTGGCTGGTCGATTTGAGCGCGCGCGAAAAACAAGAGCAGGCCAAGGCCGCATGAAGCCTCAAATCACGACGCTCTATGAGAACTGGGAATTGGACGGCCGCGATCACATCGTTCAGGTGGCGATCTCTTCCGCGCTGCCGCAATATCTCTACGTCCGTTTCGTGCGGCCCATCTCGCAAGCGTGGTTCGCCGGATTTCTGCTTCTGGGATTGAATTAGGCGTTCTGGCGATGGCCGAGTGCGCAGCATAGCCCTCCGGGATTCGGACGGTGTAACTCGGCAAGAATCGATTGGAGATTGTTTTGCGACGCATACTTTCCCAGTTCGCTTAGTCCCTCCGCGCTGTGGAACCAGTCGAGTACGTAGCAGTCCGTCAGCGGGATGTCGCCGCAAAAATAGGGGCATCCGCAGCCGCGCACGCATTTTAACCAGGCATGATCCGGCGGCTTCTCTGCTTCCAACTGAAGTATCAGGGGAGTTTCTAAATGCTCTTTCAGGGCATGGCTGCATTGCGGACAGTTCATCTGTTTCATCGCCATCCGCGCTACGCCCATGGCCATTTCGGGCGATATTGCTCCGATGTGGCAGACGGCGGTAATAACCTCCTGCTCTGAGAGGGTAAAAGCCTGCGACCGTCTCTCCTCGGTCCACCCAGATCTTGGCTGTTCGATGCAGAGTTCGTTAGGGGCCGTCAGATACCAGTAATTGTTGAGCACGCATCCGGACCATGGCTTATGCAGGCACGGAAGCGCTGCATCGTCGATCAATAGCGCCTCAGGGACCAGCGGCGTCCGGCAGTATCTCTCGACCCAATGTTTTTGCCAAACGATCCGGTGCGCGTAGATGCGGTGATTTTCCTTCGTCATCACTGGGCGAGCTTAGCAGAAAAGGAGCGCGAGAACGATATGGAACACAAACCCTGGGAATGCCCTCGCTGCCAAAGAATGAATGCGCCGCATGTCGATTTCTGCGCCTGCTCTCCCTCGATAGGCGTGCCGCCAGTTCAACCGGCGACCGTGCCGTACCCGATGACAGCGCCATATCCGTATTCACCGCAGTTTCCGAACACGTGCGGCCCGATGACATTTACGCCGCTCCTACGGACCATCTAAAGATCGAAAACAGTTAACACCGCGATAAACGGTTAACCCCCAATGTCCTCAGCCACTATGTCCGCAAACGCGCGCGGGCTCGAGTTGAATCTCGACGACGCATTGCCGACCGAAGGCGACATTCTCTTCGCGATGCAGCGGCAGCGCACGCGCATCGTTCAGCGCATGGACCGGGGCATCGATGCCGACGGCCAACCCTTTGCTCCGTATTCGCCGGCCTATGCGAAGAAACGCGATAAGTCGGGCCGCAACGTCTCGCCGGTGGATCTCACCTGGAGCGGACGGATGCGGAACTCGATGCAGGTATCGGCCGATAATTTCCGTCTCGGCCCCGGAGCCTCCGAAGAGCGCATCGGCCTCAAGGATTTCAAATCGAAAGCGCGGCAGGGGCGCGTAGGAATTTACGATCCCGAAAATGCCGCGAAAGCCGAAGGGCACAACGAAGGCACGGCCAAATTGCCGCGGCGTCATTTCCTCGATAGCTCGCCCGAAGATAACCGCAACGTCGCGCTCGATTTAGAAGAGCGCTGGGCGCAGCGTTTCCGCGCCCGCCGTTAAAAGAACTTCCCCGAAAATTCAAACCATCGTGCGGCGCGATTCCCCGCCGCGAAAGGCGAAACCATTCCCATGTCCATTACTCATACCGTCATCCGGTCCTATCGCGACGAGTCCGGCGTCATCCTGACCGGAAGCACCACGGTTACCGACGATAGCTCGCTCAATACCTCCGTAACGGTCGCGATTTCCACCACGAATCACGAGGTCGATTGGGCCGCCGTGCGCGCCAATCTGCAATCGCTGTGCATCTACGCGAGCCAGCCCGTGACGATCAAGACCAACAGCTCCGGCTCTCCGACCGACACCATCACCATGACCGCCGGCCAGGAACTCAACTGGTCGCTTTCGGCGGACACCGTAGGGCGCTGCCCCTTCTCCGCCGATGTGACGAAGCTCTTCCTGACCAACTCTTCGGCAACCCTGACCGTTCAGGTTGAAATCCGCGCCGTGGCGCATCTCGGCAACTAATGAGCCGGATCAGCAGACAGGTCCGTAACGCGGCCCTCACCAGACTTTCCGACGTGAGCACGGGTTTCAATCCCCGATTGACCCTGGCGCTCGCCGATGCCGGGCTGGCGCTGCCCTACGGATTTGTCCTGCCGATCGATTTCAGCCCCGCGAGCCTGAACTTCTTCCAGGCCGACATTGTGCCGGCGGACATCGATACCACTAGCGCCTCGACCTATCCGGCTATGGTTTTATTCAGCAACAGGAGCCGCGACGCGAAACTCGAAAAGTTCAACTTGTTCGCGGGTCCTGTTTTTATTTCGATCAAGTTTTTCGTTTCCTGGATCAATTCGCGCCTGTTGCCGGATTTTGAAACCTTCGGCGATTGCGTGGAGGAAGCCATGTACGGCACGTTCAACGATCCTGCTTTGCGCGATTGGGGCAATGCGCTGGGGGTCGTTTGGAACGGAGACATTTCTTTCGAGCGTTCGCGCCTGACGCAGGACGCCAAGAATTGGCTGCAGAGCTATCACATACCGCTGACGTTTGAATTGCACGTCGCGACCTAAAAAGCCCCAACTTTTCAAAACCAGATTTCAGTTTGAGCCCGCTTCCGGGCCATTGGAGAAACCGCAATGCCTAATTTTGTCTTTAGTCGCTTAGAGCGACTGTACCTCACTCTCGAAAGCACTTACGGCCAAGCCGTCGCGCCCGGAAATGACAATGCCTGCCGGCTCATCAAGGCGTCGATGGATAATGAGATTCCGACGCTGGTCCGCCGCGATAAGTTCGGATCTTTCACGCCTCCGTCCGGCGTCCGTGGGCGCGTCAGGGCCAAATGGAACTATGAAGGATCGCTGGTCAACGGCTCGGGCGGAGTGCCCGATGCCGATGTCCTGTGGCAGCTCCTGTTTTCCAATGCCTCCTCCGGCGGCGTTTACACGCTGTCCAAGGCTTCCACCGTATCGGCGAATCTGTGGGACTATCGCGATCCATCGACCGCCGCGCAGCGCGTCGCGCTCGGCGCGGTGATGAGTTCCGCGACGATCAATCTCGGCCAGGACATCGCCGAATGGCAATGCGAGGGAGAGGCGATGTATGTCAATAACTCGCTCTTCTTCTCGACCTCCGATACAACGCAGAAAGGCGGCCTGGTCAGCTTCCCGGCCGAGCCCGGCTCCCCAGTAACGCACGGCGGCATCATCGCCGGATTCACCGGATCGCTCACGGTCGATGGAATCACCCTCGCAACGATTCGCACCGCCACGATCAAAGTCGAGACCGGCGTAGCGCTGGTCCACGATACCTTCGGCACCTATTACTCGACGGGCATCGAGCGCGGCACGCGCAAGGTGACCTTCGGCTTCAACATGTATGAAGACGACAGCAGCGGCCAGGAAACCATCTATGCAGCCGCCGAATCGAAGGCGCTCATCAACGCGTCCTGCCAGATCGGTACCGTTACCGGCAGCATTTTCACCTTCGCCCTCACGGGCATTCAGCTCGACGCTCCCACGCGCGACGATTCGCAGCTTCGCTTCGCCGTTGTTTATCCGGATGCCACAGCGCACGGATCCGGCGTTGGCGAAGACGAATTGACGCTGACGGTCAGCTAAGTTTTTTCGCGGGCCGGGATCTTCTCTTCCCGGCCCCTTCCCCACTTATGAAATACGACAGAACCATCTCGTTCCAATCCGAATACGATCCTGAAATCAGCGTCACGCTGAAAAAGCCGTCCTACGGCGACAAGATCGAACTCGACGCCGCTACCGAGCCGTTCCGCTCGAAAGTGCGCGATATCTCGAAGCGCCAGCGCGCGATTGAGGATAAGCTCGCCCCCCTGCGGCGCGCCTTCGACCGCGAAAAGCAGCAGAGCCTGGCGGCGGCCAAGAATGCGCCGGACCCGGAGGCCGCAGTCGCCGAGGCGAACGCCTCCACGTTCGATATGCCGTCCGATCTGCTGTTTGAGATGCGCGACCTGAATATGGAATCGCTGCGGGTAACGGCGCTCGATTACAACCCGGCGCTCTTGCGCTGGGGCGTGGTGGATATCCGCGGATTGGTCATCGACGATCAACCGGCGGGAATCGAAGAACTGATAGCCAAAGGCCCGGAGCATCTGACTTACGAGATCATCGGCAAGATCGAAGAAGTCCGGGGCATGTCGGGGGAACAGCTAAAAAACTCGTCGTTGCCTTCCATTTCCAGCAGTCCGGCGGATGGCAAAACGAGCGCTACGACTGCGGCAAGTGCAGACAATCCGGCCTCTATCTCGCCCGAAATTGCCGTAAGTACGAGCACGGCGGCGGATACAAATTAGATTTTTCCGAAGCCGGGAAGCGCGCCGAGTGGTCGCCCACTTATAAAGCATCCAGCGGCGCGCTTACTGTGATTCATGGATTCCCCAAAGTCCGCGAATGCCCCGTATCGTACATCGCCGAGCGCTCGATCCGCCTGGTGCAGTTGTTTTTTGAAGCGGGCCACGCAAGCAGCGCGTTGGGCGCGTCGCTCTATGGCCCGGATCTATCGCAATGGCCGGCGGAAGCAGCGCAAGCCATGATCCAGTGCGAAGACGAACGCCTCCGCATCGAACGCGCGCAGCAGGAGCGCGACGCGCTGCAAGCACGCTGAAGTTAGTTTTCTTCCCCTCAATAACAATCCTCATCCTTTCCGCCTCATGCCGAATCCGGTCGAGATTTTATATAACATCGTCACGCGCGGCGAAGCGGAACTACGCCGCCTCGCCGGGGCGCAAGTCCAGGTCCGGCAGAACGTCGAAGCAGCAACCCCCGCCCTCCAAGCGCAAGAAAACGCGGCACGAAAAACCGCATCGTCCCTCGATGCCGCCGCGAAGTCCGCGCAAAATCTCTCCTCCAAGTCCGTCGATCCCAAACCTTTAGAGCAGTACGGCCAGGCGGCCGAAAAGGCCGGCTCGAGCGTAAGTGTGCTCGGAGATCTGGTCGAGCAATCGGCGGATAGGGGCACTGCGGCATTACGCGAATCCAAAAAGGCGCTGGAGGATTTTTATAACTCTTCCGCGAAAGCCCCCAGGGGGCCACGGGAAGGCGTAGGCTCTTACGATCCCGCGAAGGCAGAGGAGGGCCGCGATGAATTCCGCAGGCTTCTCAATCGGGAGATTCAGCAGGCGGAGCTTGGCGAACTCTCCGGCATCGCGCGCATTTCGGCCAAACGAGGGCAGTACGTTTCCGTGCTCGGCTCGGAAGCCGCCGAGCTTGAAAAGATCAATCGCCTCGCCAATCTTGAAAACGATGCCTCAATCGCGAAGCAGGGCCGTTCCCAGGAACTCGCCGAAGCTAAACAGATCGAGGCCGCGCGGCAGAAAGTCATTCAACTCGAGCAGGAGCTTCTTTCCCCGCTTCAGCGAATCGAAGCCGAACGGCAGAAGCTACTCAGCTTGGCAGGGAAGGACGCAGAACTTCAGCAACGCATCAATGCGGTCTTCGATCAGCGGGCGAAGAAAGAAGCCACCGGCGCTAACAGGACGGCATTCGGCGCGAATATCCGCCAGGCTATTCAGAACCCGCTGCAAAGCATCGGGCAATATGCCGGGGACGCGGCCGATGCGCTCGGCCCGGTCGGAGTGGCGGCCTTTGCCGTGGGCGCGGCGCTGGGAGTGGCGGCGAAGGCGGCGCTCGATCTGGTGCGGAATTCGGCCCTTGCCGCGCATGAACTCGAAAATACCGCGCTGCGTTTAGGGATCGCGGAAACGCAGGCCGAAAAGCTATCGGCAGCCTCCAAAATCGCCGGCGTCAGTTTCGGCTCGCTCGAAGCCAGCTCGCGTTTCATCGCGAACGCCCTGGAAGATCCAGCAGGCGCGGGCAAAAAGACGGCCGACGCCATCCGCGCCATCGGCATCAATCTCTTCGATGCCGGGGGAAAAGCGCGGGACGAAGGCGCGGTTCTGCTCAATGTCCTTGAGCATCTCTCAAAGATCAGCTCGACCAGCGAGCGCGTCGCGGAAGCGCAGCGCATCCTGGGACGCGGATCGAAAGAGATTCTTCCGCTCATCCTCAATTACGGCGCATTGCTCGCCGCCGTCGAGCAGCTTCACGTGGGCATGGATTCCGAACTGAATCCATCGCTCGCGAAAACCGATGAAGAATTTAACAGGCTGTCCGTCGCGTTCGGGCAGTTCAAAAAAGAATTAGCCGCGAAAATCGCGCCTATCGTTGTCCCCATCGTCATGACGCTGGCGGATGAATTAGGCCGCGATCACTCCGCAACCAGTCACGGCGGCGGATTCGTCGGAACCGGGCTCGCGATTGTTGACTCGCTGGGAGGATTCGTTGGACCGGAGATCGCGGCAAATCGCGATAAGGCCCGCAAGGACGCCGAGCGGGATCAAACGCAGCGCCAGCGCGATTTGCTTCAAAAAGAGCTCGAGGCGTCGCAGACCGCCAAGGCAACTAACGATCAGGCACTTGAACAGGCGTCGCCCGCTCAGCGAACGCGACTGCTCGCCGATCAGAGCGCCAACAGCGATAAGATCGCCAAACTTCAGGCCCAAATCAAGGCTGCGGACAAGAAACTTGAGGGACTGAAACCGGAGGAAGAGAAGAAGAGGCCGGCCAGCGCCGCAATTTTCGGCGGTGACGACTTAGCGCTATCGATCTTATCCCCCAAAGCGGAGCAGGACGAGAAACGCCGCGCGGCCCAGGCGCTCGGAACCAGGGAAGGCATCGAAGCCGCGCTCAAGGATACCCGCCAGAAGATTGCGGACGATCAAGCGCACCTTACCGATTCCCGAACAAATCCAGCGACCGGCCAAAAAGTCTATACTTCCGTCGGCCAGAACCGCATCGATACCGAAGCGGATCTAGCGAAACAGCAAGCCACGGTTCTGAAGCTCCAGGCATCGCTGAAAGCGCTGACGGAAGGCCCAGCGACGACGAAACGGCTGGAGCAGGAATATCTCGACGTCCTAACGAAGGAATATACCGGCCTCGAAAAGATCAATGAGAAATACGACAGCCGCATCCGGCTCCTCAACGAAGCGGGGCTCGCGGCGGGCCGCGCCGGGCAAATCAATCTCGCTTGGATAGAGAAGGCACGGGCCGCTGAGAAAGCGCAGTTCGCCCAGCAACTCGCTCTCAACCGGATACAGAACCAACGCGGCAGCGCGACAACCATCTTCGAATTACAACGGGATGCCGAGCGCAGCGCCGCGCGGGGCAAAGCTCAAATTGCGAAGGCTCTGACCAATGCAAGCGGCGGCGAAGACCGGGAAGACATCGCGCAGAAGAAGACGGAAAGCGACGATGAGGCCAAGACACAATTTGAAATCGCCAAGCGGCGCATCGCCGATCTTAAGGCGTTTCAGGCCGAACAGTTCGACATAAATCACGACGAGAAGGCGCGGGACGACCGGCAGAAACAGATCCGCGACGCCACAAATCAAGCCAGATACGCTCTCCGTAAAGCGCTGAACGAAGCGGAAAAGCAGGAGCGGCTCGATATCATCGCTCTCGATAAAAGAGAGGCCGATGAAAAGCTCAAATCCGACGAAGCGGAAATCGCGCGCGTCCGCGAGCGCGCGGATCTATCGTCCGCAAGCCACCGCGTAATCTCCGAAGGCAACGCGCGGCTCGACGTAGCGAATGCCACCACGCCCAGCGAGAAGCGGCAGGCCGAACTGCGCGGCGATGCCGTGCGGCAGGCCGACGATCTGGCGCGAGTATTCACGGACGTCGACCGAACCGAACAGGATATTGCACGCGTCGAGAAGGACGCGACCAAGAGCAAAAAAGACGCCGAAGAAGAAATACGAAAACTCCGCCAGGAAGAGTACAAGGAAGTCTCGCAGGCCGAAGACGACATCGCCAAAAGACGTTTCGACGCCGAAGAAAAACTGGCGGATGAACGCAAGAAAGAACTGGAGGATTTCAAATCCCAGGCGGGCTCTTTCCTCGATGCGATTCAATCCAGAGGAGCGCGCGGGGTCGGAGATTACTTCAAGGGCGTCGGCCAGAAAATCGAAAGACAGCTTTTCGAGAATCTCGCCGGTCTCGCCTATCCGCAAATTAAGAAATTCCTGCCCACCATCGGCGGGCAGACCAAATCCGTTACCGGGCCGGATGGCCAGCCACATCAGGAGCTAACGACGCTCGGCAAGCTGCTGGCGGGCATCACGCCCTTTGCAGCCAAACCGGAAGATAAGCTCGAAGCCGCGATAGACCGGAACGCCAACGATTCGCTCGAAGTTCTCAAACAGATACGGGACAAGCTAAACCCCGCTGCCGCAAAACAGGCGACGCCCGCTCAAGTGGCAGCGCCCGCCATTCCGCAATCCCCGGTATTCGCCCCGGAAGCGCCAGTTCCGAGCGCAGCCGATAAGCTCGATGCCGCCGAGACCCTGCGCAGCGCCGCCATTCCATCTCAATCCCTGGAGTTCCGGGCCAACGGCGGCCCTCTCCGCAGCAAGCAATTGACGGTAGTCGGCGAAAAAGGGGCGGAGCTATTCATCCCGGAAGTCGCCGGAAGCATCGTCCCGAATCACATGCTGCAAGGTCTGCGGTTCGCCGCAGACGGAGCCTACGATTCGTCGACTACTCCGCCGTCAAAGCCATCGACTTCGATGTTTTCGACGGGGCTCATTGGGGAAGAGGCCAAAGCCTCGCTGGGCTTAGCGTCCCCGAGCGCTTACACGCGCATTTCGCGCACTCCGGTTTATTCCTACGACGCTCCCGGAGCGGGCGAAAGCGGCGCTCAGAATTTCGGCCGCATTTTCCTGAATGAGGCGACCGATCCCAAACAAAGCTCCGATACATTACGGCACGAAGAGATCCATGCGCTGCTCCGGCCCGTCCTGACCGATATCACCGCAACAGGCGATCTGGCGCGCTATATCCCCAAAATCCGCGCGGACCTCACCCTACACGCGCCAGGACTCTACGGGAATCTTTCGGATGCTTCCGCAGTGACCGAGGGCATGGCTTATGCTGTGCAATTTCACGGGATCATTCCCGGCTTAAACCCGGAAGAATCGCGAGCCTTCCGCTTACAGGTACTGAATGAAGTCGGGGTCGGTCAGAATAGACCGGATATTGCGAAACGGATCGAGCGCGTTTACGGACCGCAAGATAATCAAGCGGCAGATTCAGACCAGGAGATTCTGAAGCGCCAGGGCGTCACCCTAAAAACTCATCCCGACAGCGGCTCTCTCAATCCAGAGCGGCTGTACCACATGCTCACGGCGAATCTGCCGCGCTTCGCCGATGGCGGCTATATGCGGCGCGGCATGGATGGAATCGCGGGCGAGCGCGGGCGGGAAGTGTTTCTTCCCGAGACGATGCGCTTCGCCGCCGATGGCGCATTCGATCCGGCGACGCTGATACCCGGATTGCCGTATGCGCTGCCGAAGGCCGGCCAGCCGCCGGACGCTCAGCGGATCGTTTTAACCGATGAAGAAGTCCTGCGGAAACAACTGGGCCAGCCGAGCGATGAGCAGATCGCGGACCGCGTAAAACGATTCGCCGGGAGCGCGTGGAAGCAGGTCGATCCGCGCGGATTGCTTGAATTGCTGCGGCCGGTGACGCAGCAAGAATCCTTAAGGCGCAGCGATGCGTTTTGGGCTAACAGCGTTGCCGAATTCCACAAGGCCGCGACCGATCCGACCTTTGTGGGGACGGTTGGGCACGCCCTGGGAAGCATTCCGTTTATCGGTCAACCGTTCAGCACAGCCGCCGAACAGATCAAAAAAGGCGATATCGCGGGCGCATTCGGAACGGGCGTAGGAGCCGCCGCGCCTTTCGTCGGGCCTCGGGCCGTCTCGCCCGAGATGGCGGAAATAATCCTGAAGACAGGGGCTGATTTTTGGGCCGACGAAGAAGGCGCAATGAAAGTGCCTCTCGGACGCCGCGCGGACGTGGTGGATCGGCACACCCGCAGCGGCGGTCAGGGCCAGGGGATGAATTGGATCAGCCCCCACAAGCGGCTCGCCATTTATCAGCGGGACGGCTTTGAATGCGCGTACTGCCGCAAGAACGGCAGCGACGGACCGGAATATAAGCTGACGCTCGACCACATCGTGCCCCACGGCGAAGGCGGATCGAACGAAGCAACCAATCTAATCACAAGCTGCCACCGCTGCAATTCGAGCCGTGGCAACTCCCCGCTCGCCAAATTCGCGCACAAAGTCCCGGAGTCCATCAACCCGGATGTCACGCCGCAAGAGATTCTCAAGACCGTGCGGACGCAGGCGCGCAAATCGATAGACCCGGCATCCGCCAAGAAGACGATCGAAGAAAACGGCGGATTCAGCGCCGCCATGAAGCAGTATTACGGCAGGCTCAACAGGAAAGATGCGGTAACGCCGGACCTGACGCAGCGCGCCAATGGCGGGCCTCTCCGCCCCGGCGAAAAGGCCGTAGCCGGCGAACTCGGCCCCGAGCTTTATTTCCCCGCAGGCAAACTGAAGCCCGGCCCCGCGCGGGTGCTCTCGAGTGAACCGCAGATCGTGGGCGCTCACGGACCGGAGATTATCAACACTCCCGGCGGATCGATTATTCCGAATCACATGCTGCGGTTCGCGGCGGGAGGTGCGGGCGACACGTCCTCGATTCAGGCCGCGCTGCAAGCCGGACAGACTCCGGCCTTTGCACAGGGCAACGCCTTCAGCGACCGGTTCCCCGATTATCTCCAAGCGCTCGCTCTCAATACCCAAGCGTCCAACCTCAACACCCAGGCGTCAAATCTCAACACGCAAGCATCGGCGGCCCAGATTGAAGCACTCACAGGCCAGCCGTCCGGCATCAGCACCGGGCCGTTTTCCGTTACCGGCGTAACTCCGAATATACCCGCCGCAACTCCGAGTCCGGCGAAATCCGCCGATCGTTCGGAGACGGCGAAAGCGCCGGCGGCCAGTGCCAAGGTATCGGATACCATTACGTCTTCGGCATCCGCGCAGACGGCTAAGCTCGCCGCGTCGATATCGACTTTTGGCTCTGAAATCTCCCGTATAGTCCCCTCCGGCGGAGCCTCCAATGCGGTTAGCGGCGCGGGCGGGGTTCTCAGCGGCGCGGTAGCCATCGTATCGGCAGCTCAAAAGGCAGAGGCGACCAAGGCTGCATCCAAGGCCGCATCCGGCGGATCGGATTCGTCCAGCGGATCATCCTCGGATTCATCGCCCTCCAGCACACCAGCCGCTTCCTCCGGCGGCGCGTCCCCGTCCGCGCAGGCCAAGCCCGCCCCCAGCGTCTGGAGCAATCTGACGGGCGCGAATGGAGCGGGCGCGGCCATCGGCGCGGGGCTCACGGTAGCCGGCGCTGCGGGCGGAGCTTTCCAGGGGATCAGCCAGGCCGCCAAAGGCGGCGGACGCAATATCACGGCGGGCATCGGCGAAACGGCCTTAGCTATCGCTCCGCTCACCGGCCCTGCCGCTCCGTTTATCGCCGGCGCGGGCGCGATCCTCGAAGGCATCAGCAAACTGTTTGGCGATCCCCGAGCGGAGAGGCAGAAGCAGGAAACCACCGAACTCGCAGCCCTCAAATTCAACCGGCCCGACGCGGTCAACGCAACCATCGACAGCTCGGGCAACGCTTTGGATCGGGACTACAAAGGCAATCTGCATTCTCTGGGTGCCGCTCCACAAGTTCAGTTTTACAATCAGGCCACCGGCTTCGATCCGCTACACCCCGACCGGGTTGTAACGACGACGCAGGGCTATGTGGGAACGGCGACGCCGGGAGTTGCTGCCGCGCCGCCTCCCCCGACGGGCGGTGGATTCAACTTTCAGGGGCTCATGAATACGCTGGGCCAAAGCTCCCTGACACCGCAGAGCACGCCGGTTCCGAATGCTCCGGCGCTGCTGAACGCACTGAACCAGACTGCGCTTACGGCGCGTTCGACCGCCGCCGTTCCCTCTTCACCGCTTGCATCGAACGTTTATTCCGATCAGGCCCCGGTGCCAGTCAACACGCCGGAGATAGCTTCCCCGCGCGATATGACTCCGCAAGCGACCGCGCGGCAGCAGCCCCCGCCCCAGGTAACGCATAACACTTACGTTTCGGTTCCAGTGACGGCTATGGACTCGAAAGGCTTTCTCGACAGAGCCGACGATATCGGAAATGCGATGAAGCAGGTGCTGCAAAGCCCTCATCCGTTCAACTCGGAATTGAGCCGCGTGGTGAATCCGCGATAATTCGCCTATGACACGAGCACAGTTTTTCGCAGCGCTGGGTCTTCCGTTTTTGGCTCGCACGAAGCCAGCTTCCCAACCGCCGCTTTCGGCGCCCCCCGCCGTCGAAAAAATCCAGGCGCCAATTCCACGCGGCCCTCACTTCGAGAAACCGACTTTCCTGTACTATCCCGACGGATCTTCGTGGGAACTTATCGAGTCCGGATTCCCTGGAAAATGGCGAGTGTGGTCGGACTATCCTCGCGACGCATCCTGGTTCGATCAGCCGTATCCGATATTCGAGCAAGGGGAATGGTCTACTACTGATGGCAAGACCATCTGGGTATGCGTGAAGGCGGGATTTCCCGGCGAGTGGGAAGAGATTTCGCGCGCCGCGCATTTTGCGGTCGGAAGGCGGGCGATGACAATGGTCTTCAACTATGTCGAACGCGAAAAACGCATCGAAAGCAGTCTAACGGGTTAACGCTTGCAATGGCTCTCCTCTTCCCCACTCTCGCCTCCGGCTTCGTTGCGAAATATCCCCTGAAGCGAACGCACAAGCACCGCACCGCGGTATATGTGCATGGCGATTTCTCCGAGCAGCGCTTCGCCAAGGGAACGCAGCTTGAAGAGTTTGAATTGCATTTCACCAACGTAAAAACGGCGGACAAGGAAACGATGCGGGCGTTCTTTACTTCGACGCGCGGGCAGCTCGATACCACCTGGACGATCTTCATCACCGACACCGACGGCGTGGCTGTGGAATACGACAACTGCCAGTTTACGGAAGGCACGTTTTCGGCGGTCGCGAACAACAACGGATTCTGGACGTTCAGCCTGCCGGTCCGCCAGACGCGAAAGAACTAAATGGCCAGTTTTCCCAGCATCGCGCACGGAGCGCTATCGCAGTATCCGTACACGGAAGAAGATTTTTTCTACACGGCCGAATCCGATACTCCTTCAGGCAAGAGCTATACCCAATCGTTCAATGCAACGCCGCTTAAGAGCTTCGTCGCGAACTTCCCCTGCATCACGCTGACGGAAGTGCAAACGCTGGAGGATTTTTTCAACTCCATGCGGGCGCGGCTGGGAACGTTCAGCTATACCGACGAAGCTGCGACCACCTGGAGCGTCTGCCGGTTCGATCAGGACGAATTCGAAGTGCAGTGTATAGGGCCGAACGAGTACTCGGTGCAACTGAAGATCGTCGCGCTACCAAGCTGATTTAACGCTTTCTACCATGGTAGACGCGCGTTTTCTCCCATGGTAGAACTCGACCCGGTTCCTTTGCCTTAAGAACCCTTTCTTCCCTCAACCCTAAAATTCCCGTGCCCATTCCTGGCCAGACTGCGCTCACGACTATCGACATCGCCAAAGAGCAGGCGCTGACCTTTCAGCCTCTGCTGCTGGCGGAATTGACGCTCGTCGATGGATCCGTTTTGCGTCTGTCCGATGAGAATCTTGTCTCGACCGATGGCGGCCCGCAGTTCATGGGGCACGATTGGCTTCCCCGCATCAAGAGCCAAAGCCTGGGACAGATCCAGGCGGTTTCGGACAACGGCATCGTACAGTCGCCAACGCTCGAATTAACGCTCGCCGATCCGGATAAGGAAATCCTGACGCAGTGGGAGATTCCCGACGGCAAAGGTCTCAAGGGCGCGAAGCTCCGGGTGCTCTTCACGCTCTGGGATGCCGATACCAGCACCTTCGCGACGGATGGATCGGGCAATCCGCAGTATGCGGTCAAGTTTTCAGGCGTCTGCAATCCGCCATCGTGGGACGAAGCGACGCTCACGCTATCGGCGATCAACTCGCTGAATCTTTCGCGGGTGATGCTGCCCTCGACCGCGATTCAGCGGACCTGCCCGTATGCGGCGTATTTCCCGCAGAACTTCGCCGAGCGGACGCTCGCCGCCTCGAGCATCGACGCGCCGCAATATCTGTGCGGCTATTCGGCGGATATCGGCGATCCGAACGCAGTGGGAAATACCTCTTCCGCGAATCAGACGAATCCTGACGGCCGCGTCGTCACGGACTCCTCCGGCGTTTTCGTTTACTGCGGCGGAACGTGGGACGAATGCTTAGACCGTTTGGGCAACCGCTCGCTTCCCGCCTCAAGCACCGGACCGGCGCCCGTTCAGATCGAACAGGACCAGCGGGGCCGTCACACGGGACGCTTCGGCGGCATTCACTTCGATCCGCCGCTCGACTGGCGCGGAATCAATTACATTTCCGGCGTCAAAAACGAGGGCCTGGATAATCCGAATACTGTCAAATTCAACGGGGATTATTTCCCGCACATCTGGGGCACCACGTTTGTAAATCCCCCGGTGATGAACGTCGTCGGCAATCCCAACTCGACCAAGCTGGAAGTCGCCATCTGCGCAGGCCAGATCCATAACGACAACACCACGCCCGGCCCAATTCAAGCCGTAGTGGTCAACGATTATGTGGTTCCGTGGCGTGCGGTTTCGGGCGATCCGACGATTCTGGGATGGAGTTGGGTCAGTCTGGGTTCGCGCAATGGCTCGCCGAACCGAGATTTGGGATATGACGGCGCGGGCGATCCCTACGGAACCATCGCCTGCATTTTGATCGTGATTCCGATTGACGTTGCGGCCTCGAATACCATTCCCACGGTTCAGGTGCTCACCAGCGGGCCGATGATCCGCCAGTGGCATTCTGCCGATCCCTCCGATTACACCTTAATTCCAAGCGATAACTTCGCGCTCAACATCGCGGATCTTTTGACGTGGTGCGGATTTCAGGCCACAGCACAACAGAACGATTTCGATTTGCAGACGTTTCTCGATGCGGGCGGAGTATCGAACGCCGATGTAACCTATACCGATCTCACCGGGCTAACCCGAACCCGCACGCGCTACCACATCGGGCTTGCCTTGCGGCAGCGCAGGCCAGCCAGCGATATTTTGAAAAACGTTCTGGCTGGCGCGAAAGCCTACCTCACGCCGAATCTTGGTTTCTCCAGCGATGCGAACGCCGGAAAATTGCAGCTCTGGCACAAACAAACTCTGGCCGACGCGCAACCTTCGCGGATTCCGGGCTCGAACTATGACACGCCGGTCGATTCCTTCACGGCCGGAGGCGCTCCATCTTCCGGGTTCGTCGCTTACCGCTTTGATCGCTCAAACGTCGCGCGGAAGGAAGGCAAAGACCCGCGCAAGCAGCCGCTCATGTTCAAGATCGAGCAGCGGCCGATTCAGGACACGCCCAATGAACTCTCCGTCTCCTTCCAGGACGAGGATTATTCCTACAACAACGACGGTTTGCAGATCGCCGATACCGCCGAAATCTCGCGCGTCGGGCAAGAGATCGCGGCCGGAACCTCCATCGAGGGAATTCCGAACTGGGATCAGGCCAAACGCGCGATCCAAGCGATGTATTTCGAGCAATACCGGGGCAATCCCAGGACCGGCTTCAACGGCCTGAACGATTCCGGCGGAACGTGGATCGCCGAATGGGAAACCTCGTTCCGCGCGATTCACCTGGCCATCGGACAAATCGTATTGCTCGGAAGCGATCTGCTTTACACGCCCAACGATCAGACCTTCCGTATTCTCTCCATCAAAGTCTCGCCGAACTTCGAGCGCATGACGCTGCGGGCGATGTGGCACGAAGACGATCCCTACACGGACGCTTACGGGCAATCGCCGAGTCCGATCCTCGAGCAGCAGCTCCGCAACAAATTACGGCGCCCGCCCTTCGGCTGGAATCCGAATTTCACCGCGCCGCTCATCACCGACCCGCTGTATTCGCTGACGGAGAAAACCTACGGGATCGGGCAGGCGTATGAAGCGGCGGCGGATGGAACCGCTATCGCTAAACTGCGCTGGTCCGGTTTCCTGCCGGTGAATGCGTTTGCCACGCAAACCTCACCGCCCTACGCGCCGCAAGCGGAAACCACAGCAGGCGGCGGAACGATCCTGGATGGAACTTACTATCTGGCGATCTCGGGGATCGACGCGAATAACCTGCTAACCCCGCCGTCGAATCCGATAGCGCAGATCGCCACGACCGGCGGCGCATCGAGCATCACGCTCCCCAATATCTTCTGGCCCGAAGGCAGCACCGGCTGGAACTTATATGCGGGAACGAACCCGAACAAGTTATCCAAGCAGGCATCGGGGACCGGAACGCCCGGCTCGGTCAGTATGACGAGCTTCAACGTCTCGGATGAATCGATCCCCGATGTGATGTTCGACCATCTGGTTCTCAGAACCAAAGTCGTTTATCATTCCGGCGTTTTCGGCGCGCAGGTGAATAACATTCCCGCCTCGAACGTGATCGAATGCGACGGCTTTGGATTTTCCACGAACGAATGGGCGGGCCGCGTGGTTACGATCGCGGGACAACCGAACACCAGCGCGGATCTGCCGGTATGGGATTTTCTGGTGGCCTCGAGCGACGCGACGACCCTAACGCTTGCGGACGTGAACGGAACCGCCGTGGATCTGAACGCCATCGGCGTGCAGGTCGGCGACACGGTGATTATGCGGACGATGCCCGATATCATTTCGGATACGACCTCCGGGGATTCCTCCACGACCATCGGGGATTCCAAATTCGTCAACGAGGTCGCGTATCATAATCCACCCTTCACAATTCTGGACGCGAGCAACACTTCGCCCATTGTGCTCGAGCTGGCCACGCCGCACGATTATTTCACCGGAGCGGACGTTACCGTTTCAGGAGTGGGCGGCAACGATGCCGCCAACGGCATCCAAACCGTAACAATCCCCACGACGGGAGACCCGGATTACGATTCCCGGCATGTGATTCTCAATTCCACAACGGGAGACGGCGATTATACCGGCGGCGGCAGCGTAGAGCTTTTGAGCATCACGGGCCTGGAGCCGGACGCGGAAATAGGGCGGTTCGTCCGCATCGTCGCGGGCACCGGGAGGTTTCAACGGCGCAAGATCATCGGGAACAACACGACGACCTTGACCGTAGACGGCGGCTGGGGCGTCAGGCCGGATTTGACTTCCGTTTTCATCATCGAAGACCCGGCCTGGATCGACGAAAGCACGCTCTCGTCAATTAGCAACTCCGATCCGCTGAAGGGAATTATCGCGTTTACGTCCATCGATAACTTTCTGGAACGGATGCTGTGGACGCAGGTATTCACTTCCACGGCGGACGATCTGGAATCGGTTGAGTTTGAATCGCCGGGACGCGAGATTTATGTCTATGGCGGGCCGGGAACCGCGCCGGTCGTTTACGAACGTTCAGGATTTGAGATCGAAGACGCCACGGTCGGCGACGTGGTTGCGCCGCTCATGCCCGCCCGCAAATCCGGGACGGCAGTCGATTTCATCGTCCAGATCAAAACCAGCCCGGCCGCCGATACGGTGATCGATATTCAGCAGATCAACACCGACACGGACGTTGCGACTTCGATCTTCCCCGGCACCGCAGGCTTCACGATTCCGGCCGGTTCGACGGGGCGGCTTATCACTACGATTTTCTCATCCGATCCGCTGTATATCGATCAGGCCACGGATTATTTTTCGATCAACATCGTGAGCGGCGACGGCAGCGGGCAATTCACGACAGTCTTGAAGTGGCTGATTGCCAATGCGCCGGATTCGAGCGCCGCCTCGGGAAGCGCCGATTTCAGTTCGCCCGCCAATTCCGGCCTCATCGCGGCAGCGTAAAAAAGGAACCCATGTCAGACAATCTCACTGTGAAAGACTCCGTAGGAGCCACCCAGACCATTTCGATGACGGATGTCAGCGGCGTGAAATATCCGCGTCCGGCTCTGGCGGTCGCAACCAAAGGAGGCGCTTCGATCTACCGGAATCTCGATACGCAATCGACCGGCGTGAACGTCAAAAACGCGGCGGGGCAGGTTTACGGCTGGAGCATCTTCAACGCCGCCGCCTCAACCCGCTATGTGAAGCTCTATAACAAAGCCACCGCGCCCACGGTGGGAACGGACACGCCGGTGATGACCATTCCGGTTGCGGCGGGCACGGGCGTTTCACTCGAATGCGCCGTGGGAATCGCTTTTTCGCTGGGGATTGGGATCGGGGCCGTCACCGGGTTGGCGGATGCGAACACCACCGCACCGACGGCCAATGACGTGATAACCGTACTGCTCTATAACTAACGTGACTTATCGAATCGCCGTTGCACTGCAAAACGGAACGACTACCATTCAGGGACTTCCCTGCTCGGACGGCACGTTCGCGTTCGGGCACAATGGCGATGCTTTTCCGATCATTTACGCGGGGAATCGTTACAGTGCCGTGGCCTCCCGCAATATAACCACGAGCCAAACGACCCTGCGCGTTTTGAAGAGTACCGATAATGGTGCGACCTGGACGGAACTGGACGGGGCGAACAGTCCCGCCGGCGGCGAGCCGCGGCAGATCTGCGCCAGCTATTTCCGCGGCGGAACCTCCGTCATCGTGGGGGGAAGCCTGGACGGTAGCAGCAAGATGCGGTTCAAGACGATCGATCTCAGCGCCGGAACGCCCGCCTGGAGCGCTTTTACCGCCTCGACCGCCGATCAACCCGACGATTGCCTGGTGGCCCAGCGGGTGAACGGCGATTTGCTTTGCGTATACGTAAAAAACAGCTCGGGCAATGTCTTATTCACCGTGTACAGCTCAGGCGCATGGAGCGCTCCGGTTACGCTCTCGACCACCACTAGCGGCGGTCTCGCGTCAATGTATTTCGACCCGGTGAGCGGAACGGCCACGGTCCTGTTTTACGATGGCGTCGCGAATACAGCCTATGCGATCGCCATTTCATCGAGCAATTCCGTCGGCAGCGCGATCGCGGTCACAGATTCCGATCTGACGAACGCCTCCTCATCGGGCACAGTGAGTCACGGCGTCGGCTTCGGGGGAAAGGCGTATTTCGGATATCAGACATCCGGCTTAGCCGCGCGGAAATTGGCGCAGACCGATTCGCTCTCTGCGCCGACGACCCTGACTTATATAACCGTGGATTCGTCGGCTACCGGCGAGGGCGGCTATCAGGTCTATCTGAATGCGGCGGGCACAACGCTGTGCGCCACTTGGGAAGTCGATGTCGCGAAAGTTATCACGATCACCGACGGCGCGGAACACGTCCTGATCACCACCAGCACCAGCACGAACGGAAGCACCTGGGGTTCACCGGCTACCTATCTGGATTCGCGCCAGATTTCCGGCTGGGAATTCGCCAATGAGATTCGTTTTTCCATGATGACCGCGACCGATTTAGGAAGCGGCGAAACCGGCATGAATATCTGGGATAACGCCGATGTAATGTACAGCATTTTCACCGTGCCCGCCGCGTCCACTTCCAAAGCCAACTCCGCGTACTAAAAGCCTTCCGCGCAAAGGAACCAAAAAAATGAAAATGAATTCCCCACTCTTGAAATATCTGCTGCTGCTGCTGGCGCCCGCGCTGCTCTTCGGCCAGGCCAACGTGAATAATCCATCGGGCGGCGGCGGCGCTCCCTCCGGCTCCGCGGGAGGCGATCTCTCGGGGACATATCCGAATCCCGGAGTCGCGAAGGTCAACGGAACCGCGCTGTCGGGGCTCGCTACAGGCATCCTGAAAAACACGACGGGCACCGGAGTGCCAAGCATTGCGGCGTCCGGCACCGATTACGCTCCGGCGACATCCGGGAGCGCCATTCTCAAAGGGAACGGCGCGGGCGGTACGTCCTCTTCTACAGGACACGACTCTTCCATTCTGCATACGTGTGCGGCGGCCTCCGCATCGGGCACTGCCTATACCTGCACGACCTCGCCAACGTTTGCTCCGGCGGCGGGCGACATGATCCTATTCAAAGCTGATGTCGCCAACACCGCGTCGGCCACGCTGAACGTGAATTCGTCGAGCGCGGCAACGATCAAGAAACAGGGCGGCAGCGCGAATCTTATTGCGAACGATCTGCTCGCCTCGCAGTATGTCACCTTGCTTTACGACGGCACGAACTGGCAGATGAACGGGCAGATAGGGAATGCTCCCGCTTCCGGCCCTAGCGTCACTTCCGGCACTTACGCCAGCCTGCCGGGAACCTGCACACACACCAGCACGGCGAGCGACGTGTATGTGGCGACGGATTCTTACTTTTCGCAGATCCTTTGCACCGCTACAAACACGTGGTCCTATTTTCTGAACGGGCGGCAGGTCAATCCTCCGGTGACGGGCTCGCTCACGGCAATGAATCTAGGAACGACTGGCGTAACAACCAGCAAGGGCGGCATCACCTTACAAGGGATTAACGGAGATAGTCTACAAATTCGTGGCTATGAAGCGGCACTTCCGGGATCTTCCAACTATTCAAAACAGATCACCTTTGCGTTTCAGCTTGGTTTTACATCACAGGCATGGGCTGGAATGTACATCCGCGATTCAACCGCTAATCACTTATACTCATTTGGTCCACTTACTACACCGCGCCTGAATGTTTCGGAATGGAGCGGCTCATCACCAACTTATGCTACTGACGCTTACTCTACATCGGACAGTTCAGAAGGTGCGCAGTATTTAACTTTGCGAATTCGCGACGACGGCACCAATGTATATTTCGAGTACAGCAAAGATGGCACCAACTTCGTCACGCTGACTTCGGTGGCCAAGGTCTCATCGTATGTCGTGACGGCCAACAAATACGGGTTCTTTCTGGCAAACAGCGCGGGATGGAGTAACGCGGCATCCATCACAGTTCTGGATATGAATTAGGCGGGAATGCCCGCCCGTCTTGAGCTGCTGAAACACGCCATCGCCGCACAGGAGGGTTTTTTCGTCACGCAGGTGCAAGCGGAAGCCCGCGGCATCCCGTGGCCTACGGTCCCTCAGCGCCTCCACAACCCCGGCGACCTGCTGTACGAGGGGCAAGCTGGAGCGCAACCGCATCCCGTCACGGGGCATGACGGAAAAATCCGCGACTACTGCGAATTCGCGGACGACGATGCGGGTTTTTGCGCGCTCGAAAATCAGATCCGGCTCGACGCATCGCGCGGCCTGACGTTCTGGCAGTTCATCCAAAAATACGCGCCCTCTGCCGACTCAAACGATCCCAGCTCGTATTTCGCGGGGCATCGCGCGCTCTCTCGCAGTCGGGCCGGGCGATCCCCTCGCGAACATACTCACCTGACGCGGAGTGGGGAGTAGGCGGATTTTAATTGCTGCGCCCGGGCTGCTAATTGCATCCCTTCCTTCCGCGTCACGTCCACGATATCGAGCGGGCTCTCTTCGCCCTCGATCCGTTCGCAGCGGCCGGCGAAAGAGCGCCGCATCCGCCAACTGACCATGCAGCCGGCGTAATTGTCGCAGCTCCCGCAGATTCCCGAAAACAGCCATTGATTAGTGATGATGGGCGCACCGCAGATCATGCAGAAGAACGGAGGCCAGAATCTCCAGCCGCGAAACGCGATGCCGGCCTCTTTCACCTGCCGATACACTTCGTCGTTTTCGTCTCTGTATTTTTCCCAGCGAGCGCGGCGGCCGGCGTCCTCTATCCCGGAAATAAAAGCGTAGTTTTCGATTCCGTGCGGATCGCGTTCGCCAGACATCACGCCTAATTCTAATTCCCGAAGGAAACCCGCATGAACCCCGCCTCAATTCTCTCGCTCATCTCTATCCTGTTGCCGATTGCCGTCACAGAAACCGGCAACATCGTTGCGGCCATCGAAGGGCTGAAAAAAGCGCATGGCGATGCGAATAAGATTCAGGCGGCGCTATTGCTGCTGATGCCGGCGGTGCAAGCGATCACGAAGCTGCCGCAGACGCAGGGCGGAGGGCCGGTGACTGTGAACCTGGCCGCGCCTGGCACCTACAACATCACGATCAACGCCGTGCCAACGGCGCAAGCATGAATACCACCACCAAAGCTCTGCTGTGCGCCGCGTTCACGGGCGCTGTGTCCTGGCTCTCCGATTTCCTGCTCGACCCACATGCGGATTTGGGTCACGCCGGGCATGTGGCCTTAACCGGCGCGATTATCGGCGTGGCGGGATATTTGAAGCAGTCGCCGATTCAACAGATGCCGAAACCACAGGAGCCTCCGAAGAGCGTAGAATAATTTCGACGAGGGATGTGCTTTCAAAAATAGCGCGGGCGGCGTAGGGCTGCTCGCGCTATTCGTGTTTTTGGGGGATTCGTTCCGTCAGTTTCGCGCCGCTTCCCCTAGCATGGCGCGTGCCCGGTCGTTCGCTTCCTGAGCGCGCGCAAGGTCCGCCCGTGCTTCTTCGAGAGTCCGAAATATCGAGCGTGCGTCTTCGTAGGTCCACGAAGATTGAGGAGCGCGGCAGATTCCACACCACGGATTCAGCGTCCGGCTGTCGATGGCGCGGCGTATCAATTCGCGTAATCCATCGCAGGCGGCCTCCGCAAGCGGACCGCAATTCTCGTCTTCATCCCGCTCGTAAGCGAATCCGATAATGCAATGCCGCTCGGGGCATAAGCACTGGACGATGTGGACGGATAGATTCATGCGTCTTCCTTCAGGATCGTTTCGGCTATCAGATTTTCCGCCGCTTCCGATGGGCTCAGCCGCGTATCGCCCTTTGTGAGATAGACCTCTCCGCTGTCCAGATTCGCGTCGATTCCGTATTCGAGCCGGCGCTTGCCGAGTGAAACGTGCTTTCCGTCGCGCTCCATGTAATCTTCGATTAAGGCGACGAGCGCAATGAAACTGTTTTCGTGAATGGATACGGTGATCGAAAGCCGCCGGTTGTGATATCCATCCCGCGCTACGCCGCGATTCTGAGCGACAACGATTGATCTGTCGTGCACGGAGGTTAGCTGTGCGCTCCAGCCTGGAGCCCGCTCAGAGGACTCGTAGCTCACCAGCAATTCCTTCAGGCCGGCTTTGAACTGTGTCCAGATTGGCCAGACGTTCGCTGCAATCAGCCGTCTTCTCGCTTCCTGCCGCTGTACGATATCCATAACTTTAAGTGGGGAGCGGAGATCGCTTCTTCTCCCGCTTCTTTTTACCGGCCTTCTTTCCTGCCGTCTTATGCGATGATCGGTCCATAATGGCTCACCCACAAGAGCCCGCCATTGTCTTCTGTCTCATTGATCGCATTCTCTGCACCTGCCGCGAATCCGGCGCTACGCTCCAGGAATCGTTGGCAGCGCTCGCCGCCGCGCAGCAGATTATCCCCCATGCCGGTCTGCAATCCAAGGGCGATGTCACGATTCGGACCTGATCGCCTCATCCCGATCAGCGGCCTTATCAAAGCTCTATCCCCTTCGGAATTTGATCCGGGTTGAGGAACGTGCGTGGATATTGTCCCGCCCCGCAGAGCGTGAACGAATCGAAATTCTTATACCACGGCAATTCTGGAACATCCGGTGAAGTGGCGATCCAAGCCTCAAGTTTCAGCAGATCCGGCACAGTGATTTTCCGATCCGAGAGACGCTTATCTAGATGATCCCGAAGCCCCTCCGGTATCTCTTTCCAGCGCGCCAGCTTCATTAGCCGAAGATCGAAGTTCCCAGTTGGTCGCCAAGCTCATTGCGCTTATCGGGATCGGTTTCATTGCGGTACTTCTCAACCAGCTCGCGGAGATGGGCTTGCTTGGCCGCATGGACTTCCAGTCCGAGCTTCAAATAAAGCCTCACCAGGCTGTCGAAGTTCAAGCCGAGTTCCGCCGCATTCGCGCGGATCTGTTCGGCCATTTCCGGCGCGATCGTCATGGAGATTGCCTCTTCCTCACGCTGTCTCTTCACGCCCATTGTAGCCATCGCTTTCTTGCGCCATAGATCAGCTCCGCTTCGGCTTTCGTCTTCTTCGGATCGATTCACGATGCAGCGACTTTCCGCTTCGTCTTCGAGGCCAGCGCGACGGCTTCGGCGTAAGTGATGCCGGGATGTTTGCGGGCGTAGGGTCTCAGGAACGAAATAACCGCATCGAGCTTTTCGACCTCGGGGTCCTTCCCGGCCCGCTTCTGTTTCCAGACGAGCGCTCTATACTCCCGAATCCGGCTCAAGGTTGCTTGCGCCAATGGGATTCTGTCGCCAGATTTGATCTCTATCTTCTTTGGTACCGCGAATCCCAACAGGAGTTGAGAATCGCCCGGGCTGCGCAGCTTGGCCCGCTCGCGACGAATTTTGAAAACTAGCTTTTCGACCACCCATTCGCGGACGAAAGGCTCGATCAGATCCGGGCGCGATTCGTAGAATTCTTCGGCAACTTTCAGGCTCGAAATGGCGGGATCTGCACCCTTCGCGGCGTCCTCAATCGCCGCATTTAGTTCCTCCCTAACTCTTACATCCACCATGAGTTCTCCGTTTCACGATTGCGAGTTACTCGCACTATGTGTAGCTTTTTAGCCACCGTTGTAGCCACGGTTCTCCCGACATCGGCTCTTCCCCGCCTTTTGCTCTTACCTCGGTCTTTTTTGGCCGTCCCAGTTTGCGCATTCCGACGGGCACGTCCCATTCGTGTTTGCACCACGGACAGCGTTTCGGCCGACCGTAAATTCGCTTGACCCACATGTGGCCGCACCGGAGGCAGTAGCAGGCCCATGGACTCGGTCCGCGTGCCTCGGGCCGGTAGCGAATCTCATACTCCAATTCGGCGCTGCTCACAGCCTTCCTAGTGGGGCGCAATCCCCAGCTTGTCTTCGATGCGCGAGACGCGCGTCTCCAGATCGTAGATTTTGCCCGTGACGACCCGCAGGTCCGCCCGGATCTCCCGGATATCCTGGCTCAGGTGCTGCCACATAATCCCGATCAGGATGCCGTTGAAGAGCATGTTCAACACCACCGGCACGCCGATGGCTAGATAAAGCTGTTCGTTGCTCATGGCTTTTTGCCGGACCGCCCTTTGGCTTTTGCGCGGCCACCCTTCTTCCCCCAGCGTGCCTCCGCCGCTTTTTTAGCGTTCTTCTTTCGCTCTGCTTCGGACAGCTTAGAGAATCCCTTGGCCACCTTCTTCTGGCCGCCGCGCCGACCGAGATCGCGCATCACCCTGGAAATCGTCTCGCTATCCACTTCTTCATCTACCATAAGCCGTAAACAGCATACCATGACCAGCTATAACGATTTGTAATGACGATTTTTCTTGATGCTGTAAGCGGATTATAGCACAATATATATGTACTGGGAAGCAAGAAAGGAAGCCATGACGAACACGAAAATCACCCCGAAATTCCACATCGGCGACAAGGTCTACGCCATCGCCTTACCGAACGCTGTGCCAACCCCGCGTCCGGCAGTCCACGGCCTCGAAATCACCGAGATTAAGCGCATTGAGCCGTCTTCTATGGCTCCGTACTACCGCGTGGTGGCTTCCAAAGTGGAAGGCGCGCCGGGCTATGGCTTCGTTGAAGGCGCAGAACGCTTTTTCGAGTTTGAGTAGGG